TAGTTTGTAAGGATATAGAGACCAATCAGGTCTATAGTTATAATCCTAATAACTTAATGGATAGTTTAGAGTTACTAAACAAAGCAGAAGTTTTAATAGGACATAATCTTATTGGCTTTGATATTCCAGTATTAGAAAAAGTTTTTAACTATAAATTTAAAGGTCAGGTTTTTGATACCTTATTAATGAGTAGATTAATTTGGACTAATTTATTAGACCATGATTACAAATACAAAGAGTTACCTGCTAAATTATATGGCAGACATTCACTTGAAGCATGGGGTTATAGATTAGGTTTAAGAAAAGGTGATTATCAAGAACACTCTGATTTTAGCGAATATAACCATGATATGTTGGAGTATTGTCAAAGAGACGTTGATGTTACTCACTTATTGTATGAGAAAATTACTAGAGAAAACTACTCTGAAAGAGCAATAATCCTAGAGCATAACTTTGCACATTGGATTGTAAAGCAAGAACAACATGGTGTGTACTTTGATGAGACGACTGCTAAGTCGCTACATACTATCCTAACCAAGCGGAAACTAGATTTAGAAGACAAGCTAAGTCTAGCTTTTCCTGCTTGGGAAAAGTTTTGTGGCAACAAAGTTTATAAAAGAGACAATATTAAAAAAGGTATTAAAGCAGGAGTTCCAGTACCTATTTATAAAACTGAAATATTTAATCCTAATTCAAGAGACCACATAGCAGATAGATTAATTAATGTTTTAAATTGGAAACCAAAAGACTTTACTCAAACTGGTAAACCAGAAGTTAATGAAAAAATATTAAGTGCATTACCTTATCCTGAAGCAAAACTGATTTCACAATACTTGATGTTACAAAAAAGATTAGGTCAGCTAAGTGATGGTGAACAAGCATATTTAAAATTAAACAAACAAGGGAAAATTTATGGAAAAGTTATTACAAATGGTGCAGTCACAGGTAGATGTACTCACCACTCACCCAATTTGGCACAATGTGTGTCGAGTTCTCAAGAGTATGGTAAAGAATTTCGTTCCTTATTCTATTCTCCTACCGATATGGTTATGTGTGGTATTGACTTTTCTGGTCTGGAGTTGCGTGTCTTGGGGCATTACCTGCATAATTATGACAATGGAAATTTTTCAAAAACACTTTTGGAAGATGATATTCATACCGCCAATCAAAAGGCTACAGGATTACCCACTCGTGCTAAAGCTAAAACTTTTATATATGCTTTCATTTATGGTTGCGGAGATAAGAAGCTCGGCGAAATACTTGATGTCTCTCACGAAGAAGCCAAAAGAGTAAGAGAAAGATTTACAAAGAATTTACCTGCACTAAAAATTTTAATAGATGCAGTTAAACATAAGTTTAGAAACTATGGTTATCTAAATGGAATTGATGGAAGAAAATTAATTTGCAGAGCAGAGTTTAGTTCTCTCAATACATTAATTCAAAGTTGTGGGGCTTTATTAGTCAAACAAGGAACTATAATTTTAAATGAAGAATTACACAGAGCAGGTTTCAAATGGGGAGAAGATTACGCAATGGTTTTACATATCCATGATGAAATGCAGTTCATAGTAAAGAAAGATAAGTTAGAGTTATTTAAGGAGATAGCTAAATCAATATTTAAGAAAACCCAAGACTTCTTTGATTTTAGAACCCAGTTAGATGGAGAAATCAAAGTTGGAATGAATTGGAGTGATACACACTAAAGCTAAACCTGACTTCGACAAAGATTTAAAATTTGGCGAGAAATACGAAAACGAATTTCAAGAAGCAGTAGAAGGTAAAGTCGAATGTAAGACTGACCGATTATGTCAGAAGACAGGTAATGTCTTTATAGAGATAGAAAGTCGTGGAAAACCTTCAGGTATCAATACTACTAAATCAAGAAACTATGCCATTTGTTTATGGGTAGAAAAACGTAAAGACCAAATCTGGGTTTTAGTACCAGTCAAAATACTTAAGAAAATAATGGTGAACTTTCCCATCAAAGCAGGTGGAGATAATTGGACTTCTAAAGGTCACATCATTCCTAAAGCAGAACTACTCAATTTAATTATATGAAGAAACTACTAAAAAATAAACTCATCTTACCTGATGTTGATGATACCGACTTTCCATATAAATTTTATAAATGTTGGTGGAGTGACATTGTAAGTGACAGTTCATGGTCTCCATTAAAACAAATCAAAAAATCTAAGACAGCAGTTTGTATTACAATGGGTTGGTTAATTCATCAATCCAAAGAAAAATTCGTATTCATTGGTGACATCAATTTTAATGATGATGGCTCAATCAATGAAGGCGGTAACTCAACAGTCATACCAAAATCAAACATACTAAAACTTAAGGAGATTAAATTATGACACAATTAACTGACGCACATTTTCATCTTCATTCTGAAAATAGAGCAAGACAACATGAGAAAAAGAAGATGAGCAATATGAATGACTTCTATGCAAATCACAATAAAGTGATGATAGTAGATGGTGACCTAGTTATATACAAGATTGCTTCTAGTTTAGAAGAACCTATTGACTGGGGAAATGATGTATGGACTTTACATTCTGATTTAAATGTAGGTAAACAATTATTTCAACAAAATATTGAATATTATAAAAACTATACAAAATCTAAAGAAGTTATAATTGCATTTTCTGATAAGAAAAATTACAGAAAAGAATTAGATACTGAATATAAATCTTATCGTAAGAAAATAAGAAAGCCAATTTGTTATCAACCATTAAGAAAATGGGTTGAAGAAAATTATAATTTTTATTCATTACCAAATTTAGAAGGTGATGATGTAATAGGTATTCTAGCTACACAACACTATAAAACTAATAATGTAATTATATCTGGTGATAAAGATATGAGAACAATTCCTTCATGGCATTGTTTTATAGGTGACGACCAACTTGAATATGTAGATGAAAAACAAGCTGACTATAACTTTTGTTTCCAAGTATTAACAGGAGATAGTGCTGATGGATATAAAGGTTGTGTTGGAGTTGGTGCAGTAAAAGCATCTAGAGTTCTTTTAGATAAAAAGAATATTGATGAAATGTGGGAAGCTGTTGTTCAAGAATATGAACGAAACAAACTCTCATTTGAAGATGCGTACCACCAAGCACGTCTAGCAAGAATATTACGAAAAGACGAATACGATTTTCAAACTAATAAACCACATTTATGGAGTTACAAATATGAACACTACAGAGATACTAGAACAAACAAAATTGCTAGTTAATAAAAGCAGAGAAGTAAGTCATGGTGATAAAGTTAAAAACCATGAAAACATAGCTAGGCTTTGGACTGGATACATACAGAATAAAACTAATCTAAAAATATCAATATTACCTGAAGATGTTGCTAATCTTATGGTTTTACTGAAGGTAGCAAGAACTCAATCAGGCAATCATAACGTAGACGATTACATTGATGCCTGTGGTTACTCAGCAATTGCAGGAGAGATTGCTGAGAAAAGAACTGAATTAAGTACCACTTTAGGAGAAAACAATGCTCAAAAAAGTTGAAATACCAGTTCTTAAAGAAGAACTAATAGAATACTTAGAGGTTCTTTTCCCAGAACAATGTGCAGACCTTAACGATAGAGAACGAGACATCTTTTATAAAGCAGGTCAAAGGTCAGTCGTTAAGCATCTAATCGAAAAATTAAAACAACAACAGGAGACATAATATGTGTTCATTTTCAAGACCGAAAATGCCACCTGCACCTGAGCCTATCCCAGAAACGCCACCGCAAGTGACTAATGCTACTACTAAAAAAGATGCACCGAAGTTAGCTAAATCTACTTCTTCATCTTATAGCAACACTTCGGTTAGAAAAAGAGCAGGGAGAGGAAGCCTAAGAATACCTTTAGCTTCATCAGGTCTTTCTAATAGTGGTGTTAACTTTCCAACAAGCTAATAATGGAACATTATAATCTAGATACATCTACTGTCGCTGAAGATAAATCTTTAGTTGAAAGTCAATACGCCAAGATGGAAATTGATAGAGAGACGTATTTAGAGAGAGCAAGGCAAGTTGCTCTATTAACTATTCCACATCTCTATCCACCTAAAGGTGCTAACGAAGCAACTGAATATCCTACACCATATCAATCTGTAGGAAGTAGAGGTGTAACAAATTTAGCATCAAAATTAATGTTAGCTTTGTTTCCACCACAAGCACCATTCTTTAGATTAGATGTTGATGAATTAGTTTATAAACAAATAGAAGGTGACCAAAAACAAAAAGCTACAATTGAACAAGGATTAGCTAAAATAGAGAAAGCTGTCATGGACAGCATTGAAAGTAATAACGATAGAGTTGCAGTATATGAAGCCTTAAAACATCTTATTGTTTCTGGTAACTGCTTATTAAAAATGTCCGAAGATGGACTAAGAACTTATTCACTAACTAACTACGTTGTTAAAAGAGACCCACAAGGTAAAATTTTAAAGATTATAATTAAAGAAGGTATTTCACCTAATACATTACCAGACAATTTAAGAAAAGTTATTGGTGATAAATTAAATGAAGAAACTAAATCTTTAAATTTATACACTTGTATTAAAAGAGAAAAAAATAAATTTTATTTACATCAAGAAATAGCTAAACAAAAAGTTTTCGAAAAATATTATGATTTAGACAAACTTCCATTCATAGCACTTCGCTTCAATAGAATTGATGGCATGAACTATGGGAGAGGTCATTGTGAAACTTTTGAAGGAGACTTAAGAAGTTTAGAAGGTTTGACTAGAGCAATCTTAGAGGGCAGTAGTGCGTCTTCTAAGATGCTTTTTATGATTTCACCTAATGGTTCAACTAGAGCATCTAGTATTGCTAAAGCACCTAATGGTGCAATTATTGAAGGTAATGCTCAAGATGTTTCAGTTCTACAAGCTAATAAATTCGCTGACTTTAGAGTTGGTTATGAAATGATGGGTAGAATAGAGCAAAGATTACAGTTTGCTTTTTTATTAAATGCTAGTGTTCAAAGACAAGCGGAAAGAGTTACCGCTACAGAAGTACAATTAATAGCCAATGAATTAAATGATGCACTTGGTGGAGTGTATGGAATTTTAACAACAGAATTTCAGTTACCTTACATAAATGTTAAATTAGATATGTTAAGAGAACAGAAACTTCTTCCAAACTTACCTAAACAATTAGTTAAAACTAAAATTATTGTAGGAATGGAAGCACTTGGAAGGGCTTCAGATAGGTTGAGATTATTACAATTCATGTCTGACTTATCCAATACGTTAGGTGCAGATAGACTTGCACAATATATAAACCTTGATGATGCAATTAAGAAATTTGCAGTTGCAAATGGAATAGACACAGGTGGTCTAATTAAATCTCAAGAACAAATACAACAAGAAGCACAAGCACAACAACAGCAACAGTTTGCTCAACAAGCGTTGGCAGACCCAAGAGTAGCTATCGAAGCAGGTAAAAGTTTAGCTAACTCTGGTGCAAATGTTAATGCAAATGGTGAACTTGAAATCCCAGAGGAGTAAAATATGAGTACAGTAAAAACAGAACTATCTTTAGATGAGAATAATATCTCATTAGAAGAACAAGCCAAAACACAAACTGAAACACAAGCAGTTGTAGCCAATGATGAAACAAGAGTTGAGGTTAGCGAAGCAGACAATACAGTAAAGTCTACTGATGATGTTAGACCTGAATGGTTACCTGAAAAATTTAAAAGTGCAGAAGAATTAGCTAAAGCATATTCTGAATTAGAAAAAAGACAGTCCGCACCTAAAGAAGAACCTTCAATGCAACAAGCAAGAGCAGATGCAGAAGCATCTCAAGGTATGGATAAATTCTATGCAGAGTATTCACAAAATGGAGAACTATCTGAAAAATCTTATGAAGAATTAAATAAGATGGGTTTAGATAAAACTTTAGTTGATGGTTATATCGCTGGACAACAAGCAATAGCTAACTCTGAAGTTAAGATGATACATGACACAGTAGGTGGTGAAGAAAATTATTCTAAAGTAATTGAATTTGCTAAAACTAATTTAACTGAAGCTGAACAAAATGCTTTTAATGATACATTAGATAATGGTTCTATTGAGCAAGTTAAATTTGCTGTTCAAGCTATAGCGTCAAGAGCAGGTATTTCTAGCCAACCACAAATGCTAAATGGTGACAGTATTGAAACTTCATCAGATGTATTTGAAAGTGTTGCTCAAGTAACACAAGCTATGAATGACCCACGATATGCTAACGACCCTGCTTTCAGAAAGAAAGTAGAAGATAAAATTGCGAGAAGCACATCTATTTAATGAGAGATTATAAGTCTGAATATCAGAATTATCATTCTCAAGATAAACAAAAGAAAAATAGAGCAAAAAGAAATTTAGCTAGAAGGCTAATGAAAAAGAAGTTGGGCAATGCCATCAATGGTAAAGACGTTCATCATAGTGATGGCAACCCACAAAACAACAACCCCAATAATCTTAAAGTAGTTTCAAAATCATATAATAGGTCTAGAAATGCTTAACTTTGTATTACCATTATTAAAAAATCCTTTAACTAGAATAATAGCGGACAAAACCATTGGTGCTATTCAGCATAAAATGGAAAAGGATAAAATTATTAGAGCCAAAGAAATAGAAGCTGAACAAAATGTTAGTATTGAACAAATACGTTCTGGTAACAATAGTATTAAAGATGAAGTCTTAACTATTAAAATAGCTTTAATATTTTTGTTTTGTTTCATTCCTTATACCCAACCATATATGGAAAGAGGTTTTGAAATTCTTAAAAATGCTTCAACTGAATTTTGGTGGGCAGTCCTAATTGTCTACTCAGGAAGTTTTGGATTATCTACAATTAAAAACATAAGAGGTAAAAAATAATGTCATTAGTAAAAAACATTAATAGAAGAAAAAAACTTGGTATCTCAAGAGACAAAAAAGATAGCACAGTTTCACCGAAGGCTTACAAAGCCATGAAGAACAACTGGAAAGATAAAAAGAAAAGTTAGTGCCTAAAAAGAAGTTTGACCTAAATAAGGTCGAGCATGAAACTAGGTCTAAATATA